AGAATGCCACTAATGGTGCTCAACAGGCAAGAAGAATATTTGAACAAGCCACACAGGGTATGGAAGATGCCATCATAAGATTTGTTAAGACAGGTAAATTCAATTTTAAAGATTTAATCAATGACTTATTAACCACACTATTAAGAAGCAGATTACAAGAACTATTCGCAAGAATATTTTCTGGTGGAGGAGCAAGAAGCAACGCACCAGGATTGTTTGACATCATAGGATCAATTGGTTCAGCCATAGGTAAAAAATTTATGGGAGATGGTGGTATATTGGGCAAAGGCGAATATGGTATAGTGGGCGAAAGAGGTCCAGAACTTGTTCAAGGACCAGCAAGTGTCACTCCAATTATGGGCAGTCAAGTCACATACAATATCAACGCAGTAGATGCCGCATCATTCCAAGAATTGTTAGCAAGAGATCCGCAGTTCTTGTTCGCAGTATCAGAAACAGGCAGACAGAGTTTGCCAGAATACAGTAGGTAACAACAATGACAACAGCATATCAAGAAGTATTTGACAGAGCAAGTAGTTTAAGCATCAACAAAAGAAGAAAAGTGTCCAGCACAGTGAGTCGTTCAGGTGTGATCAAGAACACATCTGTAGGAGGACAAGTGTGGGAGTTTGAAGTGAGACTGCCAGATGGTCCAAGATTTTCTGATTATCGTTCTATCATACAGGATATGGAGACAGCAGACAGAGTCACAGAGGCACAAGTCAGCATACCACAATCATACATAGCAGGTCCTGTAGGCGATGTGGGTGTGTCAGGCACAATCAATGTTGCCGCAACACAGGGTGGCACTTCATTAACAGTGAATACCAATACTTCAAATTCAAGTTTTAGATTAAAAAGAGGTGATTACATTCAATTAGGTTCAGCAGGTAAAGTTTATTCAGTCACCAATGATCAAACATCATTAACATCCGCAATTGGAGTCCATAGACCCATCCTGGATGCCACAGCAAATTATAATTTGGTGATTGGAACAAATGTTACCTGGGACGTAATTTGTGTTCAATGGCCCAACTACACTATATTTGGTTATGACCAAGTGAGTTGGAGCGGACCTTTTATATTTGTTGAGGCAATCTAATGGCACTGGATCTTTCATCATATCGTTCAGTTCAAACCAATCTATTTTGTAAGTTGGTAGTGCCTGGTTATCAGACACTGACTTTTTCAGACTATCACATCAATTACACCATTGCTGGATTGGAATATCAAGGCATTGGAGAATTGTTAAGCGTGAGCAACACCACCAGCAATTTGAGAGCCACATCAGAAGAATTAAGCATTGGTATATCAGGCATACCAGCAGGCAATGTGAGCGACATCCTCACAAAAAAGATCAAAGGTTCAGAAATAGAAATTACCAGAGCATTTTTTAATGCTTCAACAGGCGCATTGTTATCCATATCTGGAAACCCAGCAGGCAAATTCAAAGGAGTGGTGAACAACTTCAACGTGGCAGATGAATTACAAGGTTCAGATGGCACTGTGATAATCACACTCACAGCAACCAGTGTGATTGATCAACTCAACAACAAAGTCACAGGCAGAAGAACCAATCCAATTGATCAAGCAGAATTTTATCCTGGTGATCAATCATTTGACAGAGTGCCAGCACTTGCCAAATCAAACTTTAACTTTGGAGCACCACAATAGATGAGTTTTCTTGATGGCATAAAAAAGTTTGGTGACAAAGCCAAAGGATTTTTAAAAGGTAATCGCTCCACACTGATTACCACAGCCGCTCTTGCCTATTTGGTTTACAGATTAAACCGTAATGTGAACAAAGGCAATGACATTGATGAAATACCCAACATAGACGAAGGTGTAAGACTACAGATACCACCAGCCGCAGACAACAAGATACCTGTATTGTACGGCACAGCATTTTTTGGAGGCATCATCACAGATGCCCAACAAACCAACAACAATCAAACAATGACTTTCTGTTTGACACTGGCAGAAACCACAGGACACAAATTGAGCGATTCATCAGGCAGTGCCTACACATTCAAAGATGTGTATCTGAATGATCAGAGAATTGTGTTCAAATCAGATGGATTCACAGTGGACTACACAGTGGATCGTGGACAAAATCAAGACAGATCATTGTCTGGATTGGTGAAAGTTTATTGCTATGCTGGAGGTTCTGACACACCAAGCATACCAACAGGTTATTCAAATGCCTCATATCCTAATGCTTATACAGTAATGCCCAATTGGGGCAGTTCAACACACCAGATGACAAATTTGTTATTTGCTGTGGTTGAAATCAATTACAACAGAGAAAAAGGTTTAACGCAGTTGGGCACTTGGAATTTTGAAATTGAAAATGATATGAACAAACCTGGTGATGTGCTGTTTGATTATATGACCAACACCACATATGGAGCAGGCATACACGAAGATGACATCAATCAATCAGACTTAACAGCACTGAACACATTCTCAGACACAGGTGTGAACTATGAGGATCAAGGCACAGGCGCAGAAACATTAGCAGATAGATATCAGATAAATGGTTTATTGGATACTGCCAAAACTGTGATGGAGAATATTGAAAAAATCGCATCTGCCACAGCCAGTTATCTCAAATATGACATACACGAAGGTGAGTGGGGTGTTGTAATCAACAAGTTAGGCACATCCACAGCATCATTCACAGATGACAATGTGTTAGGCAATGTGAATGTGGCTTCAACAGGTTTAAGAGATCTCTACAACAAAGTGAAAGTGGAGTTCCCACACAGAGAATTAAGAGATTCAGCAGACTTTGTTAGCATAGAGATACCTGCGGCAGACAGAAATGCCAATGAACAAGACAACACACTACAGATTCAATATGACATAATCAATGAACCCATACAGGCACAACTGTTGGGTCTAATAGAATTAAAACAGAGCAGAGTCAATCTTGTGATAGACTTTGAAACAGACTTTACATACATCAATCTAAAAGCAGGTGATCTCATAGATGTAACCAATTCAAGACTGGGTTTCACCGCCAAAGTGTTTAGAATTATCAGCATACAGGAAACACAGGATGGCGATGGTGCCTTAACAATGAAAATAGTGGAGTACCAACCAATCTACAGGTTACAAAATTTGAAAGTGACAGCAGACCAAGAGTGGAAGTCACTGTGGATTCACCCACAGGATTGGTTGAAGCATTGGAATTTTGGAGAACCACAGATGTTGGTGTCACAGGAGATGAAAACAGATCATATCAATTGATTGCCACAGAACGTCCTCCCAATGGTGGAGTATTCACATCAGGTACATCTGTCACTTTAGACTATGACGCATTGGCAGAAGATGAATATTTCTTTAAGGTAAGAGGTATCAACTCAACAACCACAGGACCTTTTACGAATCCATCAGGATTGGTTGATTTCACACCAGAACAAGTGCCAGATGCCATAGGTCCAGACACTGATACAACCAATATGTTGGGAAATCTGTTGGGTGCTCTTTCGTTTGTGGAATTATTATTAAAATTGGATGGACTATTCGCAGGTATGACAGGCAACAAATCATTGTTCCAAAGAATTAAAGATCTTATTAAAGATACCACAAATGGTGCCATTGATTTAGATCAAGGATCAAATGCTGTTGCCAGTGCGGGAATGGCAACTGTTAAAGATGAAGGCACCACACTAACCACTTCAGCCACTTCAATTAATTTTACAGGTGATGCTGTCACAGCCACTCAAGTAAACGGTGAAGTGAGTGTTCAAATCAATTCATCACCATTCAATCCTGGAGGAGATCCACCAGAAGAAGGCGACATATTGGTTTATGAAGATGGAGAATGGGTACCTAAGGCAGGTTTAACCAGCACAGTAACTAATTGTGAAGATGATCGTTTGCCTGTTATTACTAAAACTATTCAAGTATGGGATCCTGACACACAAACACACGTGAATGAAACCATTGTTACTGGAGTTGAATGTCCCACAGTGGAGACAGCACCAACTGAACCAGTCACACCAACTCCAGCAACCACAAAATTTTTAAGTATTGTAGAAACACTGCCACCTGACAGAGCAAGTTGGAAAGATTCAACTCAAACTGGATATGCTCCAGATCAAGCACCCACAACAGGTGCTTATTATGTTAAGTTTGGAGGAGTAGACTTTTATGCCAGTATCACAATGGGCACAGGCAATGCCAAACTTTATACCACAGATGGTGTTTTAAAAAACACAAAAGCCGCCGCTGATTGTTCTATTGTGAATAATTGTGTGTTGAAAATACCTTTTGACACAAGAGATCTTAAGACTGATTACTATGTGTTGTTGGATCAAGGATTTGTTGAATATGGATTGACAGGATGTGAAGGTTTTGGTGGTTACTATGTGTCACCAGCAATCACAATAGGTGGTTGGAATTTTAACACACCAAGAGAGGATGCTGTGGCTTACACTGACAACGATCTCACAGCCTGTACACTATTACTAAAAGATGATCCAACAGATCCAGGTGTTAATAAACCTGAAATTGTTAGCATTGGTTTTGCCAGTTCATTCACATACAGCGACAATCCAAATGGCAACAGCATTCACGCCTACATTGACACAATGAACAGCGAACAGAATACCACAAAAACTTTCACAATCAACTTTGATAGCAATTCAAATGTGTGTCCAGACAGCACATTGATTCTCACATTCAATCAGACAGTGGATAAAACCACAGCAAGTAATTTTATTAACATACACAATGAAATTGATGACTCAGTGAGAGCAACGGTATTGTCCAGTCAGGCAAGAGTGAATCCACAGAACAGAGCCCAAGTGATTTACACACCAATCACCAATAAGACGTTGGCAGGTGCCAAACATTATATCACATTTGATGCCAACATTGTAAAAACTTTCAATCAAGTTGATTGTTTCAAAACAGATGATGTCAACAATGATCTTTATACCAATACCAACTTGACATTCACAATGAACGATTTTGATTTTGACAGAATAGAAGCCACACAGAGTACACCAACTGCCAATGTGTTGGAAGGAATCAATCCACAATCAGAAATAAGAATAATATTCACAGACACCATTTCAATTGCTTCAACAGGAGATGTTAAACTTTACAAGAGTGGTGGCACACTACATCAAACATTTGATTACAATTCAACCAACGCATTGATTTATGAATTAATTAAATTAGGAAGCACAGACAAAACCAACGACACCATTATTCTTAACCCCACAGTGGATTTGGATCCAAATGCTACATACTATATTAACATTACGTCAGGACACGTGATTAATGCCGCTTGTCCTACAAAGGTTTATGGAGGTATCAATGACACAACCACAGCAACATTTGACACAGACACAGGACCTGCGGCACCAAGTGCCAACATCACAAATGGTTCCCCAAGTGATACAGGAATTAAAATGACATTTGATAGACCAGTTGAAGCAGGATCAGGAGATATGTTGATTAAAGATGGCAACGGCACTGTGATACACAGGGTGGCATCAACCAGTTCAGGAGTTACATTGACAGAGGCATAATATGGCAAAAGTAGGAATATACCCAGTAGAATTTACAGCATCCATTAGATTGACATTGGTGACAAAAACAGAAGTCACCATAGATACATTTGCTTTGGGTCTGAGATTTGATCCTTCCACAACCTACACAGTGGAATTGGAAGCAGGGTTTGTGAAAGAAACAGGAGCCAACAAATTAGATTCACCAGCAGTGAGCAATCTAAGTCAATTCACAACCAACTTCACAGGACCACAGGTACAAGTGGACGAACCTCAGGATGGTGGCACAGCAGTTACCAACAACACATTCATTAGATACACATATAATAGACAACTGTTGGCAGGCAATGGCAATTTCTATCTCTACAGAGAAACAGGCTCACCAGATGAAGAAGTGGCAGTTTTCAATCCATCAGACTCCACAGGCACAACCACAATATCAGGCAATCAAATCACACTGGATGTGACAGGATTAATAAGAGCAGGTGAAACCTATTACACACTGATAGATGAGGGTGCTGTAGAAGACAAGGATGGATTGCCAGCATTTGGATTTGACAATGATCAAGAACACCGTTGGACCACAGCACCCAGCACAGGCGATTTCCCTGATTTAAGTGCCACATTGACAGATGCTTTTGGCACATTGACTTGTGAAGTCACAAAAAATCCTAATTATGAATATGGTGAATCATTACAAGCAGGCACATTCACAATGACAGCATCATTTGATATTTTATATATTAATGTACCATCTACGTATCAATTCACTGGCAACACAGAAAATCAACCATTCTTAACTAATCCAGTTTATATTTTTGATGATGGCAACAGTGCCAACAGATACACACTACAAATATCCATAAACAATGGATCATTGGAAGATAAACTGTATTCAGAAACATTAGAATACACCAATTATACCAAGGCACAAGTGAATACCGCAATCCAGGATTTAAGTTTTTATCCTATCAAAAATCAAAGCACATCTACCACATTAGGATTCACGTTGATCAATTACGCAACATCCTCAACTATACACACCAAAAATGTCACCATATCTTACAGTGGCAGTGATTCAACAGAAGTTTGGGGTGCTTTGGGAGAATGGTATTCAACCAATGCTGGTGGAGTAGGCTACACATATGGCACACCTAATTTAAGAACTGATGAACAGAATAGCCAGACATTATACAGCAAAAAATACTTCTATTATTGTACTAATATACGATTATTGGTGGTAGGTCCTGGATCGTCTGGAGGCACATATGGCGGTTCAGGAGGCAAAATTATAGAACAATGGTATGATGATGATTCATCAAATAACAATGTGTATGTTGATTTGCCATTGGATTTTAGAAGTCAGGATTATTTTGAATTTCAATATGGAGGATTGTATGGAGCAACCACAACCAAAATAACCAAATACACCTACAGTAACGGCAGTTATACCAGTGCTGTTTTACACGAAGCAGGCTACGGTACATCATACAACACCAACACAATCACTGTGAATGGATCAATTGTGGCGGCAGGTGGTGGAGATGGTGCTGATAAAACTTATGTTTACGGTTCTGGAAGCACTTCAACCATTAACGCAGGTGGTTCACCTCACGGATCAGGCACTTATTATGGTGGAATAGGTGGACAAGGATACAGTTTTAACAGTTTTGGAGAACTTTGGGGATCAGGTGGAAGAGGATACGGTAGAGATCAAGCAGGACTACAAAGAGACAACAAATACAAAATTTCACCAGGCAGTGGTGGATATGGTGGATCCAGCTCAGAACCAGCAACAGCAGGAAAAGACGGTGGTATCCAAATGCTGTTCAGCAAAACATCTTAAAACTTTTTTTAGAGTTTTTTAAGGTTTTCTGAGGTTTGAGATAAATAATCATAACAGACAGTCATTGATTGTCTGTAATTAGACAATCAAAACAATAACAAAAAGGAGACAACAATGTCAGCCGCATCAGACTATACAGAGAATAAAGTATTAGATCACGCATTAGGTACTGCCTCTTGGACAGCACCATCAACTGTGTATCTTGGTTTATTCACAAACACATCAGGTAACGCCGCTACCAACTTGGAAGCAGGCACACTAACAGACGAAGTTTCAACTTCAGGATCTGCTTATGGAAGACAATCAATCGCATTTGGTTCTGCTTCTGGTGGATCAGCATCTAACTCTGGCACAGTGACTTTTTCTGCCGCAACATCTAACTGGGGCACAATCACTCACGTGGCAGTAATGGATGCTTCAACAGGTGGTAATGTACTATTCTGGGGAGCAGTTACAACTTCTAAAACAATTGAAAGTGGTGACACTTTCCAAGTTTCAAGTGGTAACTTATCAATCTCTTTAGCATAATCAGAGAGATACCATTTAACAGTTTCCTGGGAGTGCTCACGCAGTTGCTTGGCATAGAAGCGTTCAGTGACGCTCCCAGAGAACCAAAAAAAGAATTAACAGAGGAGCATTAAGATGGCTACAATTATAACAAGAGCAGGTAAAGGATCACCACTTACCCACACAGAAGGTGATACCAATTTTACCAATCTTAACAATGACAAAATAGAAAATATCAACAACGAAAATTTAGGTGACCTTGCCAATGTGTCGTCCACTGCTCCATCAAATGGACAGGTTTTAACATACAACACAGCAAACACACAATGGGAACCACAAACAGCATCAGGTGGTGGCGGCGGTATATCAAGAGCCGTGCTACAATCAGGTGGTAACCCAGCAATGATTTCATCAACCACAAACACTTGGACACAACAGGCTTGGGCTTGGGAAGAATTAAAAGATGAAGATGGTATTGTGACCACTTCAGGCAACACATTCACTCTTTCATCAGGCACATATCTGTTGGACATTAATTTAGGTCAATTGTATGGATATGCTCCATCATCAGGCACGGTGTATTGGCCCATTGTGGCATTAAGAAATTCTTCAGACAGCACATATCCGTGGGGTTGGGGTGGTGCGACAAGTGACACTCAATTGATATCAACACAATCAAATTGGTATCATTCAGGAGCCACTGTGGCATTCAAAGCATATTTTCAAATCTTTTCATCAAAAACTTTTGATTTGGTGTACAAACAAAACACTTCATCAGGTGCTTTTTATGTGTATTTCAAAGGTGGCAACACAGACTGGGACAACAACACCAGCACAAGATCACCTGGTTGGATTGTAATTGAAAAATTAGCATAAGGAGACATTTTAAATGTCTGGACCTTATTTTGAATCAGGGTACATTGATGCCAACTATTTTGATGACCCTGTTTCAGCCACACTAACTGCCACATTCACCATTCAATGTGAGCCTGTAGATCCATATTTTGAAGCAGGTTATTTTGAACAAGGCTACTTTGTGGGTGACGCACCATCAGGCACCACACAGGAAGCATCAGCCAGTTTCACAGACACATTTTCAATCACTGCCAACATCAGTAGAATTTTAACACCAACTGGCATTGAATTGGTGATAAGCAACAATGTGATTAATATATCTATCACAGTGTTAAAAAGTTTATCCAGCACACTTGACGCAACATTCACACACATCACAAACATCAACAAAATTATACAATCATCTGTCACATTGTCTGATTCTGTCACACTCAGCAACACCATCACAAGAGTGAGAACCATTGATGTGACAGTGAACAACACATTCACACAATCCGCACAGATTACTCTGTTCAAAGGTTATGAGGCATCTATCGCTTCTGAAGTGAACACACAATCACAAGTGGGAGCAATACGTCAAGGTTCAATTCAAATGACAGGAGCATTCACACCCACATTGACAGCAAGTGCGATTAGAAACAGCACAGCCATATTGGACTCAAGTGCCAATTTACAATTTACCATTTCTAAATTTACAGGCAATGAAGGCACATTGGAATCAATTGTAAATCTAAGCCTACAGAACAATGCCATATTTGGTGGAAACTCAGGTTTCAATTCCTCTTCAGTAGGCGGAGACCAATCAGATCAATCCGCACAATTTACCCTTTCAATCACAGCAGACAAAATTAAACAAGCAGAGATACAAATCAATTCACCTTACTATGAGGATGGTTATCTTGTGGATGACTATTACGAAAATGCTGGTTTTGATCTCACTTGTGATTTTGATAAAGTTAAAGAAGCACAGATTGAAATGGATTCACCGTACTATGAGGATGGATACATTGACGAAGATTACTTTATATCAAAAGGTTTCACACTATCTGTTGACATCAGCAAAGTGTTGTTAGGCAATGCTGACATCAGTTCCAGTGTAACTCTAAGCACAGACGCACAAAGATTAAGAACTATAGATGCCAGCACAACATCTCAGTTCACACAGAGCACACAAATCAACAGAACCAGAAGTTTTGCCAGCACATTTGTCGTTGAATTCACACAGAGTGCTTCAGTTAATGAAATACAGGATTTCACATCAACACCAAACAGTCAATTTGGTATCTCAATCAGCACAGACAGCATCAGATCAGACA